AAGATGGAGAACCTGCTTTCGGTTCTCGATCGCGATGAGGGTGGCAGGATCACCGAGTTCGCCCTGTATCTCGCTGGCGAGACCGTTTCGGCCAGGAAGACTCGTGGCGGTTGGGAGGTTGACCGCACCGAGCATCCGTGGGGCGTTCCTGTCGAGACGATGGTCTACAAGCCCCGTGTGGGGCGTGCGATGGGTTCCTCGCGTATTACGCGCCCCCTGATCGGCATTCAGAAGTCTGCTGTTCGTGCCCTGATCCGCACCGAGGGCCACATGGACATCTTTTCTTACCCGGACTTCTGGCTTCTTGGCGCGTTGGCGAAGGATGTCAAGGGTGAGAATGGTGCTAACGCTGCGGTGATGGCTGCGGCGCTGGGGAAGATCCGTGGTATCCCGGATCTGCCGGCAGACGACCCGAACGCCCGAGACAACAATCTCGACCGCGCGGACATCAAGCAGTTCCCGGCCTCTGCCCCGACGCCGAACCTGGCGTGGCTGAACACGCTCGCCAAGTTGTTCGCGCGTGAGTCTTCGCTGCCGGATTCTGCGTTGGCGATCACTGATTTCGCTAACCCGACGTCGGCGGATTCCTACGACGCTTCGCAGTATGAGCTCATTGCGGAGGCTGACGGGGCGGTTGAGGATTGGTCGCCGGCGGTGAAGCGCGCCCATCTGCGCTCGCTGGCGATTCTGAATGATCTTGAGGAGATCCCGCGGGAGTGGTTGACGGTTGAGCCGAAGTGGCGTGATCGGCGTTATGTGTCGCCGTCTGCTCAGGCTGATGCGGGGTCGAAGATTGTTCCGCTGATTGCGGCGGCGCAGTCTGAGGTTGAGCTTGAGTTGCTGGGTCTGGATGAGCAGCAGATCCGTCGCGTGATGGCCGAGAAGCGTCGGGCGCAGGGGGCGTCCGTGCTTGACCGACTGCGGGCTGTGCCGGATGGCGCTGACAACACTTCGGCGTGAGACCGCGCAGGTAGTCGACCTCGCCAACCGCGACCTCGCCCGCCTCTGGCAACTGATCGCTAACGGCGCGTCCGCTGGCGACGCTCTCCACGACCTGCTGCCCGCCATTGTCCGTGAGTACGGATCGCTGGGGGCGGCACTCGCCTCGGAGTGGTACGGCGAGCAGCGAGAGAAGGCCGGCGTTCGAGGACGTTTCACGGCCGTCCCGATCGAGGCCGATGACCGAGGCGCACACGCGCTGGTGGGTTGGGCTCTCACGGAGGCAACCGACGACGCCAGCCTGGCCACGCTAATCGCTGGCGGGGTTCAGCGGCGCATCGCAGACCACGCACGCCTCACCGTCGCACACTCCTCGGTGGCCGACCCTGCAGCTCGGGGTTGGCAGCGCGTCGGATCTGGCAACTGCACCACGGGGTTCTGCGACATGCTCATCGGTCGCGGTGCCGTCTACACCGAGGCGACCGCCGACTTCGCGGCTCACGATCATTGCCAATGCAGCGCCGTTCCCGCCTGGGGTGGCGAGCCCCTGCCCGTGAAGCCGTTCAAGCCGAGTATGCGTCAGGCAACGGACGCCGACCGTGCTCGCGTTCGCGACTGGATCGCGACCCACTGAACCAACCCGGCCGCAACGGCAGGGTCCAACCCGCAACGGGAGCAAGCATGTCCGAGCAGACCGCTGAGGCCGCCGCAACGGAGACCGGAGCCACCACCGAGCAGGAGCAGCAGACGAAGCCGACTGAAACGGTCGACTTCTGGAAGCAGAAGGCTCGCGAGCAGGAGAAGCGCGCCAAGGAGAACGCTGATGCCGCTAGGCGGCTGGGCGAGATCGAGGACGCGCAGAAGTCTGAGGCCGAGAAGGCTGCGGATCGCATCGCCAAGGCTGAGGCCGAGGTGGCATCTGTCCCCAACAAGGTCGCCGACGCTCTCCGCGAGCACCTTGTCGCACTCCACGAGATCGACAAGGACGACGCCGAACTGTTCCTGACCGCCAACGAGCCCGAGCTGCTGCTTAAGCAGGTCACCCGCCTCATCGGTCAGTCGGACAAGCGCAAGAAGACCCACGTCGTTCCCGGCGAGGGCAAGACCCCCACTGTCAATTCCGGTGACGCCGACCGTCGCGCATTCGTGCGGCAGTTGACCGGCCGGGACTCCTAGAAAGAGAGACGCCAACATGGCACTCGACACTTCCTCCCTCAGCCTGCCGGGTACCTCGCTCGGCATCGTGACCGACTCCGCTCTTGACGCCGGGCTGCTGCCCAAGCTGGTTCCGAGCAAGCCGACGCTGTTCGGCCCGGTCAACGGCGCCACCTTCGGCGGCGTTCCCCGTGCGCAGATCGTTGGGGAGTCCGAGCGCAAGGACGGTCAGGAGCCGTTCTCGCTCACCCCGTTCTCCGCGCAGCCCGTCAAGGCGCAGATCACGGTCCGCGTCTCCGACGAGTTCAAGTGGGCTGACGAGGACTACCAGCTCGGCATCCTCGACGACCTTGTGGCTCCGGCCATTGGTGCCGGCATGGGTCGCTTCGTCGACCTGTTCACCTTCCACGGGATCAACCCCCTCACGGGCACGGTCTCCGCGAAGGCGACCAAGTATCTCTCGCAGGCGACCAAGGTGGTCGAGTCTGCGGGTGCTCCGACCGACGAGCTGAACCAGGCGGTCGGCCTCATCGCGAGCACTGGGACCGCCATGCCCAACGGCATCGCCTTCGACGCCGCGTACAACTACTCGCTGGCGACCGAGGTGTGGCCCGCCGGCACGGCCCTCGCCGGCCAGGAGCGTTACCCGTCGCAGGGCTTCGGCGCGGTCGAGAACTGGCGCGGCCTGCGGGGCGCGTCCAGCTCCACCGTCTCGGGTCGCCCCGAGCTCGCGGACACCAAGCTCCGCGCGATCGTCGGCGACTACACCCAGGTCCGCTGGGGTTACCAGCGGAACATCCCGCTCGAGATGATCGAGTACGGCAACCCCGACAACATCATCGAGGGCGACGGTTCGCCGCGTGACCTCAAGGGTTACAACGAGGTTGCCCTGCGTTCCGAGGTTGTCATCTACGTGGCGATCGGTGACCTGGCGAAGTTCGCGCTCGTCAAGGATGCCGTCTGATGCCTCGCCTGCGCGACACCCGGACGGGTGTCGTCGTGAGCGTTGATGACGACACGGCGGCCGTTCTGGGTGCGGCTTACGAGCCCGTGACCGAGAAGGCGCCGGCCAAGAGGTCGGCGTCCAGCAAGACCCAGAAGTAACTAGGAGGGGGTGACCCGCATGGCCGAGATCATCACCGTGTCCGACCTGCCCGCTGCGTTGCAGTCGAGCGAAATGGTCGAGACGATGGTGGCCGGAGCGAACGCGAAAGCGTCGCGGGTCGCCCCTTGCCTGGTCAACACCGCCGCACCTCCAAGCAATGACCAGTTGGCCGAGGCCAAGCTGGTCCTGCTCGGTGCTGTGAAGCGTTGGGCCGAGGCCGGGTCTGGCGCGCTCCAGTCGCAGAACGCGGGCCCGTTCGGCGTCACCGTTGACACTCGACAGCGTGCGGGGTTCAACCTGTGGCCGTCGGAGATTCAGGAGTTGCAGGCGATCTGCTCGACGGGCTCCGTTGGCCGCGAGGCGTTCTCGCTCGACACGGCACCCGCCTACGTGAACGCCTCCCACCTTCCTTGGTGCTCGATCAACTTCGGCGGCACCTGCTCGTGTGGCGCTGACATCGCTGGCGAGCCGATCTACGAGCTGGGCTGATGTTTCCCTACGGCGAGACTGTGATCCGCCAGCGTGGCGCGGTTGTGACGGACCCGTATTCGGGTGAGGCGACGGGCGTCGATTGGGATGACCCGGACGAGCACGAGGTCCCCGGTTGCGCGTTCAATCCGGGGCGTTCGTCTGAGCCGTTGCAGGACGCCCGTAACGCGGTGACGTCGCAGCCGGAGGTGTATGCCCCGGCTGGCGTCGACATTGTGGCTGGTGACCGGCTGGTTGTTCGCGGCCTGACGTTCGAGGTTGACGGCGACCCTGCTGACTGGATCTCGCCGTTCACTGGTTGGGCTCCGGGCCTGGTTGTGGCTCTTAAGCGGACGGAGGGCTGAGACATGGCTTCGGGTATCAAGGTAAAGCTGAATCACGGCGGCATGGGCGCGCTGTTGAAGTCGTCTGAGGTTCGTGGCGAGTTGACGTCGCGTGCGGAGCGGGTGTTGTCGGCTGCGAAGGCTTCGGCTCCTCGTGACACTGGCGCCTATGCCGACGGGCTGCACATCGTGCAGGACACCACTGACCGCGCTGTTGTTCGCGTCGCTGGCTCTACTGACCATGACTGGATCGTTGAGCACCAGACTGGGAATCTGGCGCGCGCCTTGGATGCTGGCCGATGACGATGCAGCCGGTCGGTGTTGTGTTCCCCGACGTCGAAATGTGGGGCGTCACCTACCTTAAGGACGCGCTGGGTCGGCGGACGGAGCCGTGGGCCGCGGTCGACCTCGTCGGCAACCGCGTCCCGAAGCCCCGCCGTGACCGCATGGTGATTGTGCGGCGTGACGGCGGCACTTCTGACGGTCTGCGTGATGTGGCTCGGGTGTCGGTGCAGGTGTGGGCGAAGACGGAGCAGGACGCAACCGACCTGGCGCGTCTCGTGGCCGCCCTGCTGTGGGCTGCCCCCGACGGCGCCCCGGTGCTGCGTGTTGTGCAGCAGTCCGGTCCGACGCCGATCGCCGACACGTCCGGTCAGCCCCTCAGATATCTGGTGTTCGAGATCCATACGCGAGGAGAAGCCCTGTGAGCTACAAGATGACCCACCCGAGCGGCAAGCAGGAAATCGAGGTAGACGCGACGAGCGTCGCCACCTACGAGTCGCAGGGCTGGCAGACGGCACCGACCGCGAACCCGCCGGCCGGCGACAAGACCAAGGGCAAGTAGCCCTCCATCACCGTCCCCGCCCGCGCCGGGGGTAAGAGCGGCACCGCGCCGCACACCACCAATCCAAAGGAGGGGCAATGGCCCTCGACAGCAGCAAC